TCAACGGCGCCAACAACCATTGTTTACCAGTTAATACTTGACAACGCCGTATATGGCACACTCGACACGACAAATGCTTTAGGATAGGAGCACTTATGACAGCAAAATGGACTCCATTTGTTTCAGGCGACGTCCTGACCGCGCAACAGTTAAACGATGTTGTAGACAACTTTGAGGCTTTCGCTATCTTCAATGAAACTCAGGCAAATAACACGCAAGGCGGGTCAAGCGTTGCAGGGGCATTTACTAAGCGCACGCTCAACACCACGATCACAAACAACATTGGGGCAAGCATTTCCACAAGCGTCATCACACTTCCGGCTGGAACCTACAGAGCGTTTGCAATGGCTCCGTTTTGGCAGGTAACAGGTGTAACGATTCGCTTACGCAATACCACAGACAGTACAACTACAATTAACGGCGTAAATAACTACGTTTCTTCGTCAAGTGGTGCTGGGTGTTATGCCCAATTTGATGGAATCTTTACAATTGCTGGAACTAAAAACTTTGAGATTCAATATTTATGCAACACCGCACAAGCCACAAACGGTTTAGGAGTGGCAATGGCTGGTGGAGCTGCAAGCGAAATTTACACACAAATTACTATTCAACGGATTGCGTAACATGGCAACGAAAGCACAAATCAACTCCCAGATCGGCAACGCAACACGGGAACTAGCACCTGGTACAACGTGGAAATACAATGAACCAGGCAACGGTTATTCCTGCCTCGAATGGATGGATGACCCAGCGTTGCAACCTACCGAAGCAGCAACTATGGCAAAGGCGACCGAACTCGCAAACAACCCACCTGCATGACATGGCGGTTGAAATTGTGGTTTCTTTGGTCGGTGGTGGTTTCGCTGTGGTGGTGGCACTCATCAGCAAGATCGGCCGCGAAAACAAAAAAGACCACGGACAAGTACATCGAATCCTTGGCCGAATAGAAGAAAAGATTGACAGCCATGTTGAAAATCACCGCTAAAGACAAAGCAATGTTTGCCAGTTACCTACGTTCAGTCGTTGGCGCGCTCATCGCCGTTTATGCAACAGGGACAACAGACCCACGGGACTACGGCAAAGGTGCAATCGCTGCGATCATCCCACCATTGCTTCGCTGGGTAAACCCTAAAGACGCAGGTTTCGGGCGTGACAGTAGCCAAAGCTAAACCCGGCGTCGCAGGCGCTAGGGACTACATCGGCAACGCCGACGGCGCATCCCTTGGCCCCCGTGCTGGCATGGATGAATGGATTAGGCAAGCAATAGCCGCATCAAATGGCGCGCTGTGGAACAACGGTTCGTGGGGTCGTCGTGACGTCAAGGGCAAGCCTGGCACTTTGTCGGTTCATGCAACTGGCAGAGCTGTGGATTTGTCTTATCGCAAAACAGAAAAGAACCCCAAAGCAGGGCGCCTGAATGCGTTGTCGTTCATTGACGTTGTTGTTGCAAACGCAAACGATCTCGGCGTTCAAATGGTCATTGACTATTTTCCAAAAGAGTTTGGTCGCGCATGGCGTTGCGATCGTCAAGCATGGCTCAAATATTCCAAGCCAACAGTCTCGGGTGCACCCGGTGGCGACTGGTTTCATATCGAGATATCACCTCAGGCCGCCGACTCGGTTATCTGGGTAAAAGCCGCGTTCTTAAAGGTGTTCGGAGAAATCCCCCCAAAGGCTTGACGCATCCCCTATGGTCGAAGTACCGACAAAAGGACAGGCGATGACTGAACCACAAATCTTTAACTACAGCGTCTACATAGGCGTCATGGATAACGGGCAAGAGATACTCGTTCAAATCTTCACAGACCCAAACTCGGGCAAATACTTACAAGGACAAATCGCATTCAGATCGCACGCTTCATCTTGGGGCGTGCCCATACCTTTGGAGAAAAGATGAACTATTTAGCAGAGAAAATCATTGGGCTAGTGCTTTGTACAGTCTTTGGTGTTACGGCTCTCACAGGGGCTCCTAACGCGTCTGGCACCCCATCCAGCACCACCCCCATGGCGCGGGATTACCTGATTGAACCGACCACGACCACCAGCTCCACGATCTACATTGACCCGTACACGTCGGCTTGTGAGCAGTTCAGCGCGCTTGCCGTCAACCTTGGCTGGCCTGCCGATCAGCGCACCGTGCTCGAATCCGTCATGAAGCGTGAATCCAATTGCACCCCTAACGCGGTTAATCGCAAAGACCCATTTGGCGGCTCATACGGCTTGCTGCAAATCAACTGGGGCGGATGGCAGAAATGGCTTACAGCCAAGGGTCTGATCACAGGCAAGAAAAGTCTGTTAGACCCTGTAACTAATTTGCGCGCAGGTTTAGAAATATATAACTACGGTGTCGGACGCTACGGGTTCGGCTGGGGGCCATGGTCAGTCAAATGAGCGAAGGCGTTGCATGGAACCAAGGCGAATTATCAGAAGAAACCCGACGAATGATATTGGAGCAAGCAATGCAAACAAATCACACCACAGCAATCATGGGTCTGATGGACGAAATCATGGCAGTCAGCCAAAACCCTCACGCAAGCATCATTCAGCGATTGCGCGCAATGAAAAACTCGTTCTCACTAGAAGACCCGATGCCGCTTTACGATGTGACTACACTCGACTTAGCAATCAAAGCACTACAAGCACATTCCTAACCGACAAAGGACATTCCGACAATGGCAAACTGCACGATCTGCAAAACAACAATCGCCTACCCTGAAATAACAGGCAAAACACACTTTGTCTGTGATGGCCGTGTGCCGGCACAAAAAAACGCCCCATTCATTGAGGGCATGTTGGCATCACAATCATCAGCTGATGCGCGTTGGACACGACCACAACAAAACGAGGTTGACGCTGCGATCTTGCACGTTGCGCGGACTAAAGGCTTCTTCACATCTGACGACATTTGGCAACACCTAGGTGATCAGTTCCCTGTCACCAAGGGCATTGCTGGACGGCTCAACGCTGCCGCTCGACGTGGCATCATTCGCAATACAGGCGAATTGACTTACGCTCAGCGCGGTGGCGCGCATGACCATGCACAGCGTCTAAGCGTGTGGGCTGGCATCTGATGGGCTTTGATCTCAGCAACTACGAAACAGTCGAGCAACGCTTAGTCCGATGGTGGGCCGCATACCCAAACGGGCGTGTGTACACAATGATGATGAACTACACAGGTGACGCATGTGTGTTCTACTGCGAACTCTATGCAGACAAGGCTGACAAGGTTCCAGTCGCAACAGGCTACGCAGAAGAAATCAAATCAGACCGTGGCGTCAACAGCACCTCATTCGTAGAGAACTGTGAAACCAGCGCGATCGGTCGCGCCATTGCCAACTGCCCACTTCAAGCGCCGGCCTCAGGCCCTAGGCCGTCGCGCAATGAGATGCAAAAGGTTGAGCGCCTAACAACATCACCACAGCCACAAGTGCACACACCCTCTGGTGCATTTGCCACACCGAAACAGTTGGGCTATATCAAGAAACTAGCCAAAGACGCCAACATGGACGACCTGCGATTACTTGAATTTATCCATCGCGAACTAGACGATGACAGCGCGGTTCTTGAGCTGCTTAAATCGCATGAAGCATCCAAGATCATTGAGCGCCTCAAATGATCGCATTGGTTGGCGCATGGCTGTCAGGATTTCTTAGCGCATTCGCGTTGGGCTTCATTTTAAAAAAGGAACACGAATGAGCGCGTTTGATAGTGCAATGCTGATGGTGGACGATCTCAGCAAACAGGTCGTGGAACTGGAACGCAAAGTATGGGATTTACAGATCGCCAACTGGCATTGCAGCACAATGGTTAATGTGCGCGACCTGTGCAAATTCAAAGATTGTGACTTCTGCACAACACACATCACCGCCAGCGTCTATGTCAACGAAATCGTGCACAATGAAGGCTGACCTGACGATGAGCGAATCCGACTTCAAGGATGTCGTTATCAGCATTGCTAAACGCTATGGATGGTTAGTTCACCATGATCTGCCGGCACAAAACAGTCGAGGACGTTGGATGACGAACGTGCAAGGCGATACAGGCTTCCCTGATCTGTTCATGGTGCACCCATTCCAAGGTGGTCGGCCATTGGTCATTGAACTAAAGGCTGAAAAGGGTAAAACAACACCTGGTCAAAAGGTTTGGTTGAAAGCGTGTGAGTTGGCGGGATGTCATGCAGCTGTGTGGAAGCCCAGCGATATGGAGTACATTCTCTACACTCTGAGCAATCCCAGAGCATAAACAATCGGCTAGTAGCAAGCGTGTGCCTCGGTCGCATGAGGTGGGCGGTAAACAGGGAAACCTGGGTAGACGGTCGCGCCTCGAATCATGCAAGACGAAATGGTTTGGGCAATGCGACTGGGCGATCAGTAAACAGACTGGTGTAATGCAATGGGTTCTGGGATGGGCAATCCAGAGGGTGGAGCATTCACACATCTATTGACCTGCAGATGACATACAGTTAACAAACAAAGAAAGCACAAACATGAACCCGACAACAAACAAGACAAACAACAAACGTGGACAAGGCGCGCAAGCGCCGCGTCAGCGCAAGCGAAGCGCGCGAGCATGACACGCAAACTAACCGAACACGACACCACCATCTACAAACAAGCACGCGCTGAACTACTACGCGACCAACCCATCTGCCATTGGTGCAAAAAGAACACAGCAACAGAACTCGACCACCTTGTAGAGAGTGACAAAGGCGGAACAATAGAAGACGGATACGTTGCAGCATGTAAGCCATGCAACAGCGCACGCGGTGCCACGTATAGGAATAAGAAACTGGCCAACGCAAAACAAAACCGTGAGAAAGCAATAAACAATTTTTTATACAGCTCTCAACTGCCCCCGAGCCCCATCCAACATTTTGTCGTGAACAGCCCGAACCAGCCTGAACCAGCGCCAACTGGCCATGATCAGCCAAGACTGGAAACGATGATTCCTGACCATGCCGGCTCACTCGCTGGACTTGTGGGGGACATGGCAAAAAAGGTGCTGCAGATAGATTTGATGCCTTGGCAACTACATGCTCTTGAAGGAATATTGGCGGTTGACGCTGATGACAAGTTTGTGCATCGCTCGAGCCTTGTGTCGGTTGCGCGTCAGAATGGCAAGACCACAATCATCCAGGCGCTCATTCTGTTTTGGCTTGTAGAAATGCCCAAGATCAGGGGTGGCAAACAGACCGTCGTATCTGGCGCGCACAGACTTGATCTTGCTTGCTTGCTCTTTGATGATCTGGCACCAATCCTTGAAGAGTATTACGGCGCAAAGATCGTCAAGTCTTACGGCCGTTATCAGGCAACCATGCCAGACGGCAGCAAATGGTGGGTAAAAGCATTAAAGCCAAACCAAGGTCACGGTATGAGCATTGACTTGGTAATCGTGGACGAGTTGTTTGACGTCAACCCCGACTCGGTTGAAGGCGGACTCTTGCCGGCACAGCGCGCACGAAAAAACCCTCTTGCCTGTTTCTTTAGTACTGCCGGCACGGAAGAAAGTGTGCTATTTCAGCGCTGGCGTGAAGCGGGCATTCGAGCCATTGACAAAGGTGAACCGTCCACGATGTATATGGCGGAATGGTCACCTGACCCGAGCCTTGACCCTTTGCATCCTGCTTCATGGGCGTGGGGTAATCCAGCGCTCGGTCACACGTTGGACATGGACACCATCCGACAAGAATCCACGAACCCCGATCGCGCATCATTCCTACGCGCATCCCTAAACCTTTGGGTGAGTGTTGTACGCGGATGGATTGAGCCAGGGCGTTGGCCGTCCTTGGAATACACAGGGGATATCCCTGGCGGTGGCGTTGTGGCAATCGAATCGTCGCTGGACGACTCCCGATACAGCGCGACCAGATGCGTCAACCTGTCAGACGGTCGGGTGCTAGTCACCGTTGCATTCATCGCCGAGTCAATCACAGAGCTGTGGGACAACGTACAAGAACTTGCCAAAGACCCAACGATCAGGTTTGCTTTGTCGCCGACCGTGGACGCCACATGCCCACCAAACATTGAGCGCCGCCGTGTCGTCGTGGGCTATGCAGAATTAGGGCGCTTTACACCGCTTGCGAAAAACATGATCGCTGAGGGACGCCTACTTCACACAGGCGAAAAACTATTAGCCGAACACGTCCAAAGAGCGGTTGCGGTCAGGACCGACAATACGATCGTGCTATCGAGCAAACGCTCACCTGGGCCTATTGAGTTGGCGCGCACAATGGTGTGGGGTATTGGCATGACAGCACGCCCAGCGCACACAGGGAAACCCATGCTTGTGGCCGTTAACCACTAACATTCTCGTCGGCGACCGCACGTTCTTGCCTTTTGTCGGAATCGGATAAGTCTCGTGCGGTTGCCACTTATATGGCAAAGTAGGACTATGGGATTATTTGATCGCAAAATAAGCAAGGCAGCAATCAGCCCTGCGCCAGCAAAAGCGGCTGCAGCTGGTGGCTTTTCGCCTGGCTACTCGTCGTCAAATGTTGGCGTGAACATGATCGGCCAGTACTACACCTACCGCGAAGGAGAAGCGCGTAACCAAGCCGTATCGGTGCCAACGATTAACCGCGCTAACTCGCTGTTCAAATCTGTTATCGGCTCAATGCCATTGCGAATGTATAACGAAGTTTGGGACGCCAACGAAGAAGCAATGACTAAGGTTTATCTTGAGCCTCGCTCATGGTTGCGCCGCCCAGACCCTACGGTCAGTTACCAGTTCCTTATGTCTTGGACGCTGGACGATTTGTTCTTCTTTGGCCGTGCATTTTGGTACATCACGTCGCGCACAGCTGACGGATACCCGGCATCGTTCACTCGACTCCCTGCCGGCAGCGTTACGACCACCGATCAGTCTGGGCCTGTTTGGTTTGCACCGTCATCACAGGTTTACTTCCAAGGCGGAGAAATTGACCCAGCAAACCTTGTGCAATTCTTATCTCCAGAACAAGGTCTGATCTACTCGGCTCCAGGTGCTATTGAAACCGCGCTAAAACTTGAAGGTGCACGCAATCGCAACGCATCTTCAAGCATCCCTGCAGGCGTACTCAAGCAGACTGGTGGCGAACCGCTAAGCGCACAAGAACTTGCTGATTTGGCATCGGCATTTAACGCAGCGCGCGCGACCAACCAAACAGCCGCGCTCAACGAATATCTGTCGTACACAGAAACCAATTCAACGCCTGACAAAATGTTGCTTATTGAAGCATCGCAATATCAGGCTCTAGAAATGTCGCGTCTGGCAAATGTTCCCCCATATTTGGTGGGCGTGGCAACTGGCGCTTACTCGTACCAATCATCTGAGCAGGCCCGCGCAGACCTTTACCTGTTCGGCGTGAAGTTGTATGCCGATGCAATTGCTGGCGCGCTGTCAATGGACAACGTGCTTCCGCGTGGAACTGCAGTTTGTTTTGACGCGCATGAATATCTCGAAGACAATTTCATGGCCGACAACATGGACAAAGAAGACATAAACATTCAAGAAAACACGCAAGAGGAGATCGCATCATGATCAAACTAATCGCAGGAGACTTCACACTTGACGCCGCCAAAGGTGACGCGCCACGACGCACCATCTCGGGAACCGCAGTCCCATACAACGTGCCGGCAACGGTTTCGGATGGAACCCAAGTGATCTTTCGTCCTGGCTCATTGCCAGTCGAGGGTAAAGCGCCACGCCTGTTCATGTACCACGATGCGAGCATGCCTGTTGGCGTGGTTACTGAGCGCGTAGATACCGAACAGGGAATGATGTTTAGCGCCAAGATCAGCGCGACCAGCCTTGGAAACGACGCACTTGTTATGGCCTCAGATGGCACCATTGACCAAGTATCTGTGGGCGTAAACCCGACCAAGTTTTCTTACGATGAAGGCGGAACAATGATTATTGAGGCTGCCGACTGGACGGAACTTTCCCTTGTTCCGATCGGCGCGTTTGGTGACATGGCCAACATCGCCAGCGTCGCTGCGAGTATCCACCAAGAGCCCGATGAAGTAGTGTTAAATGAAGAAGTAGTCCCAGAACAGGAGATAGAACCTATGTCAGAAGCAACCGTTCCAGCAGTTGAGGCAACCATCCCAACTGCACCAATTTTTGCACAAGCCAAAAAAGAATTCATTTTGCCATCAGCAGGCGAGTTCATGGCCGCTTACCACATCGGCGGAGACACGTTTAAGAACATGAACGCTGCAGTAGCAGAACACACCGCATCAAAGCGCACCGCATTGCAAGCAGCTGCGGGCGATATTTTGACCACAGACACACCCGGGTTGTTGCCAGTTCCAGTTCTTGGGCCATTAGTTCAAGACCTAAACTTCTTGCGCCCAGTAGTTGATGCTGTCGGCGCTCGCGCTTATCCAGACAGCGGACAGTCAAAGACATTTGTTCGTCCTACGATCACCACGCACACAAGCGTTGCATCACAGGCAACTGAATTGTCTTCAGTATCTGCAACAACCATGGTGATTGCAAGCAACTCGGTCACTAAGACAACACTTGCTGGACAAGTTACGCTGTCGGCACAAGACATTGATTTCACAAACCCATCGGCAATGCAGTTGATCTTGAATGACCTCATGGGCGAATACATGATTGCATCAGACAACGTTGCAGCAGACAACTTGCTTAGCGCAGCAACCTCGTCTGGTGTATGGGACTTGACCGTTGCTGACTTGTTGAAGTCGGTTTACGATTCAGCTGTTGACATTTCAACAAACCGCAACTGGACACCAACCCACATGTTCGTAAGCCCAGACGTATGGGGCCAACTTGGACAACTCGCCGACACAACTGGCCGTCCAGTATTCCCATTCATTGGTGCAGGATTGACCGGTCAGAACGCACTTGGAAACGCAAACGCATCTTCATGGAACGGCAACCCACTCGGCTTGCAATTGGTAGTTGACAGCAACTTCGCTGCCAAGACCATGATCATCACCCGCGTTGGTCAAGGTGCAGGCGATGCTTACGAGTTCTACGAATCAATCCGTGGCTTGCAGTCATTTGAGAACCCAGCAACCTTGGGTCGCAACATGAGCTTCTATGGTTATGTTTCAACTTTCGCTGCAATTTCAGGAATGATTCGCAAGATCACACAGGCCTAGTCGAGAGCGGAGCAACCGCTCATGTCAGCCCCAGCGCAAACCTACGACATAACCGCCGATCAAGGCGCAACATATTCGGTTGTCATCACGTACAAAAACACGGCTGGCACCCCAATAAACTTGACTGGTTACACGGCACGAATGCAGTTACGCGCATCCTATGCGTCTGCTGCAGCGGCGTTGTCGTTGACCACAGAGAACGGTCGCATTGTTTTGGGTGGCGCGTTAGGGACGATTACGTTGCTTGTGGAAGCTGCAACGATGGAAACATTGGAAGCAAAAACATATGTTTACGATCTGGAACTGATTAACGGGTCAACTGTGATTCGACTGTTGCAAGGCTTGTTCGTTAACCGTCCGAATGCGACTAAGTAATGGCTGACGACAACATTGTTATTGTTGAAGAGGTTTTGTCTTTAACTGTTCAGACTGCGGTTGGCGCTACTGGTCCTACTGGTCCTACTGGTCCTAGTGGTGTCATTGCTGTAACAGCACCGATAACCAATTCAGGTACATCAACATCAGCGAACATTGGTATTGATCAAACTGGTATCACTATTGCACAGTCGCAGGTAACAAGTCTTGTTTCTGATTTGGCGTTAAAAGCACCTTTGGCTAGTCCGACTTTTACTGGTACACCGACACTTCCTACAGGCACGATTGCTACTACT